TCATTGCCATAATACTAATAAAATTAGAGATTTACTTTGTGATAAATGTAATTTAACAGTTGGATATGTTGAAAATTGTAATATAGATGATATATTAAATTATATAAAAAAACATAAAGAAAAACTTAATTAAAGGAGAGAGAAGATGGCAAAAACAGATCAATTACAAGCATCAGTATATTTTAGTTCACCCGTCTATTCTATTGAAATACCTGAATGGGTGGAGGATACAAATAAAGTTTGTGATAAATACATTAAAGATGCTAAAAAAAATAATGCTAAAATTATTAAAGAACGAGAAAAGAAATTAGGTAAAAAAATAGGTGATCATGGAATGAGTTTTCACTCAACATCTCTCGTGGGTGATCCTGCTTTAAAAGAATTACAAGATTATATTGGAGCAACAAGTTGGAATGTTTTAGATCATATGGGATATGATTTAAAAAATTATGAGTTATTTTGGACTGAATTCTGGGTACAAGAATTTGGTGAAAAAGGAGGTGGGCATCACGAAGGTCATATACACTATGATAACCATATATCTGGTTTTTATTTTTTAAAATGTAGTGAAAAAACTTCAATGCCTGTTTTCCACGATCCACGTCCAGCTAAACTTATTACACAGTTACCATTAAAAAATGAAACTGAAATAACATTAGGAACACATCAAATTCATTACAGACCAAAACCAGGAACGATGATATTCTTCCCTGCTTATATGGAACATCAATATGTAGTGGATGATGGTGTAGAACCATTTAGATTTATTCATTTTAATCTACAAGCTGTGAGAAAAATGATTACAGACACTGTAAGAAAACAAGCAACTGAACAAACTAACTGTTAAGGAGAAAATATGAGCTTTAAGAAAAATAAATATGTAGTTATTAAAGAAGCAATATCTGAAGATCTTGCTAAATTTTGTTATGATTATTTCATGATGAAAAGACAAGTAGCACGTACAATGTTTGACACACGTTACATAAGTCAATTTACAGAATACTTTGGTGTATGGAATGATCAACAAGTTCCAGAAACATATTCACATTATTCTGACATTGTGATGGAAACATTACTTGTAAAACTTCTTCCAATCATGGAAAAAGAAACAGGATTAAAATTAAATACAAATTATTCATACGCTAGAATTTATAAAAAAGGAGATGTACTACATCGTCATAAAGATAGATTCTCATGTGAAATATCTACAACTATGCATTTAGGTGGTGGTTGTTGGCCAATCTATTTAGAACCAGATGCATCACAAGGTGGTGTTGATGAGAAAACTGGAAATTATAAACCATCAAAAGCAAAAGGTGTTAAAGTAATGTTAGAGCCAGGTGATATGTTAGTGTATCGTGGTAATGAATTAGAACATTGGAGAGAAAAATTAACCTTTGATGATTGTGGTCAAGTATTCTTACATTACAATAATATAGAAACTAAAGGATCTAAAGAAAATATATACGACAGACGTCCACATTTAGGACTTCCAGCTTGGTTTAAAAAGTGATATAAAATCTCTTTTATAGAGGTTTTATGCCAATTAATAAACTACAATTTAGACCAGGAATAGATAAACAAAACACACAATACGGCGCAGAAGGCGGATGGACCGGATGTGATATGGTGCGTTTTAGATATGGTGTTCCTGAAAAGATAGGTGGATGGCAACCAGCCGTTGGTAATAATCTAATTGGTGCTGCTAGAGATATTCATACATATAACGATTTAGCTGGAGACTCATTAGCAATCATTGGTACAGATAGAAAACTATATACTTATTATGATAACAACTTTTATGACATCACACCTTTATCAACTACTATTCCAGCAGTATTTACATTTACATCAGCAACAACCATTGTAAACGTTCTTGCAACATCTAATGGTGCAATCGCTGGAGACTTTGTTACATTCTCAACAGTATCTGGAGTTAGCGTTGTAAACATTACTAATGCAGATATGCAACAAGAATTTGAAATTCAAAACATTGTAGATTCTAATAATTTTACAATTGATGTTGCATCTATTGCAACACCGGGAGCAGTTACTACATCTGGAACAGCAGCAGGCGCTGCATTTCAAATAAATATAGGATCTGACATTACAACCATTGGTAATGGATGGGGAGCCGGTGCATGGGGATTTTCTACTTGGAATACACCAAGACCAACAGGAGTTATTACAGCAAATCCTAGAATCTGGCAGATAGATAACTTTGGTGAAGATATTATTGCAACAATCGTTGGTGGTAGAACTTACTATTTTGATACATCTGCATTCTTACCATCAAGAAATACTAGAGCTACATTATTAGCTAATGCCCCAACACAATCTAATTATATGACTGTGTCACCAAGAGACAGACATGTTATATTCTTTGGTACACAAACAACACCAGGAACAACAGGAACCTATGATCCGATGTCAGTATTATTTGGTTCACAAGAATCTATTACTGATTTTATACCTAATGCAACAAATACCGCAGGATTTCAAAGATTATCATCAGGTAATAGAATTGTAACAGCCGTTCCAACAAGAGGAGATATATTAATCTTAACTAATACATCAGCGCATTCTATGCAGTTTGTGGGCCCACCATTTACATTTTCATTTAAACAAATTGGTACAAACTGTGGAGCTCTATCTGCACACTCTGCTGTAGAAGCGGAGAACGTTGTTTATTGGATGTCGGATGGAGCATTTTATCTTTTCGATGGAGTCGTGAAGGAAATTCCATGTTCAGTACAAGACTTTGTATTTCAGAATTTAAATGAAGATGAACATTCTATAATTTATGCTGGAGTTAATTTAGATTTTTCAGAAGTGAATTGGTTTTATGCATCAGGAAGTTCTACTGCAATTGATAGAGTAGTAACATATAACTATCTAGAAAGAGTTTGGACTATCGGAACTTTAGCTAGAACGACTTGGGCTTCTAAAGATATATTTGCAAATCCTTTAGCTACTAAATATATGCCAAATTCTACAACACTTGCACAACCAACAGTTATTGGTTTAACTCCAGGAGTATCAACATTATATGATCAAGAAAAAGGAACTAATGATGATACAGATCCAATCACCGCTTTCATAGAATCGGGGGATGTTGATATTGTAGATGGAAATAATAATTTATTTATTAAACGATACATACCGGATTTTAAGGATCAACAAGGTGCATTAAATATTCAATTTTTAGTTAGACAATATCCAGGTTCAGTTCAAACTGTTGCATCTAGTACAGTTGTATATTCAACAACAACTAAAGTAGACTTTCGCGCGCGCGGAAGACAAGCTGCAATTAAAATTGTAAGTTCAGATGTTGATACAAAATGGAGATTTGGAACATTAAGAATTGATGGTCAAGAGGATGGTTTAAGATAATGGCTAAACTAGATCAACCCAGACTTGCAAACGCTACACCTGTTTATAGTCAACAACAGATGGACCAGATTATTAGAACACTAGAGCAGATGGTGTTACAATTAAATAATACCTTTACACAAGATGTGCAAGATATAGCTGAAGCTCAAACTTGGTTTATGTCTGGAAGGAATGGTTGTTAATGAGTCTTTGTAATAATGTAAATATAGGTAATGGTGAGTTGGTTACCTTTGGTGGTAATACTTTAGATGCATTTGGAAGATTAAGAGTTTCAAATCCACTTACAATCTTTGACAGTAAGAATATAATGTCACAGAATACTTTATTTAATTCCACTACTGCAAATGGTGGAAGCGTTACTTATACAGCTAATAAATCTACAGTTAATTTAAATGTAACAGAAGCAGCAAGTTCTAAAACAGTAAGACAATCTAATAGAGTTATGTCTTATCAACCAGGTAAATCTTTGCTTATTTTTAATACATTTGTAATGAATGAACCTACTACAAATTTAAAACAAAAGGTTGGATTATTTGATGTTAATAATGGAATCTTTTTTTATGCAGATGGAACAACACTTAAAATAGTTAGACGTACTTATACATCGGGATCACCGGTTGATACTGAAATATCTCAGTCTAGTTGGAATGGAGATAAGTTAGATGGAACAGGTGCAAGTGGATTTACATTAGATCCAGCAAAATCAAATATATTATTTATAGATATTGAATGGTTAGGAGTAGGTTCTGTTAGAGTTGGATTTGTTATTAATGGTCAATTAATTACCGCACATACTTTTTTCAATGCTAATAGTTTAACAACTGTTTATATGCAAACTGCAAATCTTCCAATACGATATGAAATAGAGACAGCAGCTACATTAGCTTCTGGAACTTATACCTTACAACAAATATGTTCTTCTTGTATTTCTGAAGGTGGTTATGCACCAAAAGCCGTAGAACAAATGATTGGTACTGCATCTTTAACTGGAGTTAATTTAACAACTGCTGGAACTCTTTATAATTTAGCAACGATACGAATTAAAACATCAAGACCTTATGCAGTAATTGTACCTGCTGGATTTATAGCTTCAGGAATAACAAATTCTGATTTTGAATTACAATTAATTCTTAATGCTACTCCTTCTTCAGCATTTTCTTATACAAGTTATTCAGACAATGTAGAATATGATCTAACAGATACTACTACTATTACAGGTGGTACTATTGTAGCTAAAGCTTACATAGCCGGTAAGAGTAGTTCTATTGCTAGTGTAGGAGATGGATTTAATTTTGATTATCAACTCGGTCAAACAATAGCAGGAGTATCTGATACATTAACTCTTTGTGCTAAAGCAGCAGCAAACAATGATGATGTTCTCGGCACAATTAAATGGTATGATTTAACATAATGGCAAATATTTATAAAAATTCATTTTACGATCCGTCAGGAACTGGAGCTGTATCTGTGTATACGGTGCCTTCTAACTCAAGATCTATTGTACAAAATATTCAATTAACTAATGAATCAGGATCAAAGATAGTTATAGTATCAGTAACTGATTCATCAGCATCAACAGATTATCAAATAGCATATGCATCTATTACTGGACCTACAATATGTAATCTCGCTTCGGGGCCCGTGGTTTTAGAAGAAGGAGATATTCTAAAGATTGCATCTTCTAACGTAACTGGTATAAGTGGTATGGTATCAATTTTAGAAATGAATAGAGAGGATAGATAATGCCGTTTGTAGAACAAGAAGAATCAATAAAATACGAAGTTGTAGAAGGAAGACAAATTGCCATCTACAGACCAAGAGTAGAAGTGACTCTTAAAAATTTAGAAACAGGTCAAGAATATACATCTGATGCAGAAGCTTTAGCTGATGTTCAAAACCCTAATACTGACACAAAAGCAGAGCATATTTCAAGAAGTGTGCACATAAAAGTGGTAAGTATACCATTAGGAGCTAGTGTCAACTTAGGTTAATATATTGACTAACAGTATAAAACCTAGTAAATTACTAGGTTCAGGCTTAACTCAAGAATAGCCAACTTGCCATGGATTTCATATTTGATAAGGAAAAACTTAGAGATATGCATAAAGTTATATCTCTATATCAGAAATTCGATAAGTATAATTTAGACAAAGAATCTTTATACTTTCACATTCTGCCTTCCTTTAAATTGAATCAATATAAAATACACAAAGATGGAGATATTGTGATAGGATTTACTAACTGGGCATTTTTAAGTAAAGATGCTGAAAAAGAATTTATAAAAACAGCTGATTTAAAAGATCAAGACTGGAACAGTGGTAATCAATTATGGCATATTGATACTATTTGTGTTAAAAATCTAAACAAAATTATGAGTTGGACCAAACAATATTTTACAAAAACATTAGGAATTAACAAACCAATAAATTGGTTACGAATTTCTCATGATAATAAAATATATAGAAAACAAACAAGATTTACAAAAGAGAGTTGGTTAAATGGGTAAAGTTAGAAAAGTCATTTCAAAAATTATACCAAAAGAAATTAAACCAATATTACCTTACGCGGCTTTACTTATACCAGGCCTTCAAGGTACCGCAGGCGCTCTTGCTAAAATGGGTATTACAAATACATTAGCACAAAAAGCTTTAATTTCAGGACTTACTAAAGCAGTAACTGATGATAAAGCAAAATTAGGAGATATTGCTAGAACAGCAGCTTTATCAATTGGACCTGATATACTTCAACAAGGTTTAGGTTCATTAGGAAATGCTTTAAATCCTCAAACAGCAGAAGCTTTAAAAGCAAGTATGTCTGTTTCTGGTGGTGGAAATGCAATTCCTTTAACTCAACAAATAGGACAAGCGGCAACAGCTGCAGCTGAATCTAAATTTTTAGATACTCTTGTTAATCCAAGCACTCTTACTCAAACAATTAGAGCTGTTGCTTCTCCAGCATTTACAGATTTTTCATTGAAACAAAGAGAGATACAAAAAGAAGAATTAGAAAAATATCAACAACAAATGGCAGCTAAAGGTATTACAGATAAAGCTGGAACAAGAAAAGCTATTTATGATATTTATGCAGGAATAGAAGATGAAGGTGATAGTGGAAAATACAGAGTATATAGTGACGAATATATTAATTCTATTTTAGATAAATATGGATATGCAAGAGGTGGTATTGTAGGTTTATATAAAAAAGGAGGTGAAGTAGAAAAACCTAAACCAGTAGAACTTCCTCAAGATCCTCTTTCAAAAATTATAGAAGAATTTATCAAAGATCAAAAAAGACAAGATGAAATTCGTAAACAATATAAAGCAAATGGTGGAAGAATAGGTTTTAATGTTGGTGGATCTAGTGATACAGAAGCTCTTGCAGCTGAAGTAAGAAGATTACAAATTGAAAATGAAGCTTTAAGAAAAGGTGATAAATCTTCTTTAAAAGATTTAGGAACTTTAACAGATTATGCAACTAAAGGATTTGAAATGGCAACAGGTAGTCCTTTAGGTGGAGCTGTAGCTCAACCACAAAGAATTATTCCGGGATTTGCTAGAGGCGGTGTTGCTAGTCTTGAAACTGTAGCAATGGAACCTGTTAAAACAGAAAATGTACAAGTAGCAAGTCCAGATCTTTATGTAAAATTAGTAGAGTATTATGAATCTCTTGGATATGATTATGATACAGCTTCTGATTTAGCTTACAAAGATTATATGTCTGGTGCTAAAAGATTTGAAAAAGGTGGTAAAGTTATGCAAGCAAGTCATTCAGGTAATGATAAATTAACTGAACAATTATATGAAGAATTTTTAGAAATGGGTATGACACCACAACAAGCAAGACAAGCAGTTAAAGATTATTTAAATAGTTCTAAAATAGGATTAGAAGAAGGTGGAAAAGTGATTCCTATGATTCCAGAAGGAATTTTTTATAAAGGTAAAGCAAAAGATTATCCTGGAGCCAGTAAAGCAATAAGAGAAACTTTAAAAGAAAAAAGAGAGAAAAAAGCTGAAGGTGGTTTATTAGGATTAAAAAAAGGCGGAGTGCCTGCGGAGTTTGATTATAGAGATGGTGGAATTATTAAAGTTGGATCTAAACCAAAAGCCGATGATGTTCCTGCAAGATTATCATTAGGTGAGTTTGTTCTTACTAAAGAATCTGTAGATAACCTTGGTAAAAAAATTACAGGAAAAAAAGATAACAGAGCAGGTGCGGAAGCTTTGTATAAAATAATGGATAACCTTGAGGCTATAGCATAATGTCAGAAACAATAACACGTCAGTATAGAGAACCTTTTGTTACTACCGCAGGTTTAGGTATTACAGAGGAAGGTTTACGTTTATTAGGTAAAGCACTACCTACTTCTACTTATACTGGTCCACAATTTATTGCTGGACAATCTGCATTAGAACAACAAGCAGCTGCTGCTGCATCAGGACTTGGTAATTTATTAGGACCACAAGCATATCAACAATTTATGTCTCCTTACCAAAGAGAAGTTATTGATACATCTCTTGCAGCTATGGAAAGAGAACAAGCTAAAGGTCTTGGATCTTTAAGAGATAGAGCAGTTCAAGCAGGAGCTTTTGGTGGTGGTAGGGAAGCTGCATTAATGGGTGAATATCAATCTAATGCAGATTTACAAAGAGCATTATTAGAATCTCAATTATTACAACAAGGATTTCAACAAGCTCAAGCTCAAGCTGGACAACAATTAGGATTAGCTCAAGGTTTAGGAACTTATCAAACTCAATTAGGTGGTCAACAGAGACAGTTAACACAAGCAGGATTGTCTTCTCAACAAGAAGCAGCAAGAGAAGCTGCATTTGCGGACCTTACTAGATTAGGATTAATAGGACCACAACTTGCTTCTGTTATTGGAGGATTCCCTGCAGCAACTCAAGTTCAATCAACACCACCTCCTAGTACTACACAACAATTATTAGGACTTGGTATTGGAGGAATAGGATTAGCAGGAGCTGTGAAGGGTTTATTCAACTAATATGAGTAGAATTTTAAGAAGACCTATGTTTCGCGGTGGACGCGTCGATAGTCGCGGAACGGGGATTACATCTGGATTTGTAAAACCAAAACGCGGATCGGTTAATGAATCAGGTAGATATTCTGTTACTAAAGAAGAGATGGATGAATATTTACAAACTCAAAAACAAATAAGAGAATCTTTAAGACCTACACCTGGTTTATCAATGAGTGATTATTTAAGAATTGCTTCTGCAGGAGCAGAGATTGCTGGAGCACC